ATGGCTATTCCTGTTGACGCAGCCGCTTGGCGACTTGAGGGATGAGGTCCGCATGACCGAGGTCACGCAGGGCCTTGGAGATTTGGACCCGCTCAGCGGTCACGACATGGTCGAGGTACTGCTTGACAATGTCAGCGGCCTGAGTGCGCAGATCAATGATCTGATCGCGCACGTCAGGAGCAGCCGTGCCGCTCACCGTGATGAGCTGGTCAATAGCGCGTGCGGCCAGATCGCGCGTGCTGTCTCGCGACAGCATGCGATCTACTACAGAGCTAAGATTTGCGTTCATTAGGCGACGCGGATCAGCGAGGTGCCGGAGCCGACGGTGGGCATGGTCGCGGTGAACGTGCCAGCGGTCGAGGTGATCGTGCCGCCAAAGTCGAACACAGCCACGGCCTTGTTGGAACGGGTGCTGTTGTAGATCACGCCAGCGGTGGCGCTGATGGAGGACGTGGCCCAGGTCGGCGTGGTGAAGTCCAGGCAACCGGTGGAGCCTTGCAGCGTGGCGGAGAAGCCAGCCAGCGTTGCGCCGCCCGAGGTGTAGCCTGTGCCCGAGGCTTCGTCGGTGCCGATGTTGGCCTGGGACGAAGCGCTGGTGCCGGGGGTGCCAGCGTTGGTGGTGGACGCGCCGAACGTGGTGGACGGGGCCACCTTGATCAGGGCGATCTTGTAGGTGTCAGCCGCGAGGTGGACACCTTGCAGGATTTCCTGTTTGTACGAGTTGCAGATTGCGGTGGTTGCCATGGTAGCTCCTTAGCGGGAAACGATCTTGATGAGGAAGGTGCGGTCATCAGTGCGCCCACCGGCAGTCACGATTCGGCATGTAAGGGTCTCGGTTTCACCCAGGACCCCACCGGACACGAAGGCGGTGGCCTTCGTCGCGGTGGCTGATTGCGAGACCTTGGTGAGGCCGGAGGAGAGCACCCAGGTCGCGGAAATAATGGTGTCGCCCAAAGGCGTGAGGTACGGACCCCAGTCGGCTGTGTAGTCGAGGACCGCGTCGGGGTCTTTCTTGTAGACGGCCATCACAGACCTCCGTACGAAACAGTGGAGACAGGGCGGCGCAGGCGGCTTTGCTCGACCTTGGCGGAGGCGCAGTAGGCGGTGAACGCCTGTTCGTTCTCGGCAGCCTTGCGCGGGTCAGACGCGTCAGCGTCCTGCACGCCGTACGCGCGGCGCTTCACCCACATCAGGAGCGGGAGGTGGTGCTGGGGGTCGATTTCGAAGTCGTCGCCAGCGGCCACGTCCAGGGGCAGACGGAACACACGCAGTTCAACCACAGATGCCACATTAGGTTTGGGATGTGCGCGGACATAGTTCTTCTCCAGGCCGGTGATCAGTGCTCGGGTCGGGCCGACCTTGCCGTCAAACTTCATGCCCTTCTCGCGCATCTTCTCGAAGGCGACCAGCGGCATGTCGTCGCCCGTAGAGGCGACGTTGGCGTCACGAATCTTGAGGATCGCCGGATCGATGGAGTACCACTCGGTGCCGTCAGCCTTGATGACGATCTTGAAGCTGCGGGCATCTTCGATACCGTAGGTGAGGCGACAGAACTGCTTCTGGGCATCGTCGATGTAGGTGTAGAGCAGCGCGTCAGACCAGAGGTGGGGTTCCTCCAGGTCGTACAGCTCTTCACGCGCGACGGCCAGCAGTTCTGTCGTGTTCATGGGTTACTCGTTTTCGCGGGTTTGGAAGGCGGTCCACACGGCGTCGCGTTCCTTGTTGCCCACGATCCAGCCCAGCTCGTTGGAGAGCACCTTGGCGTGTGGGGCACCGGAGGCGGTGAACTCTTCGCGCTTGCCGCGCAGAGTGACCTTCTCCATGGCCTTGAACAGAGCGCGCTGGCGCGTGGTGGGGTCAGTGGGTTCCTCGACCTGGCCTTCGGCAGGCGGGTCCAGGTCCAGCTCGGTCTCAGGGACGCCGCCAGCGGCCATAACCTGCTCGTACATGGCAGGAGGCACGTGGGTCAGCTCACCCTTCACAAATTCAATGGCGTGGCCGCTCAGGCTCACGATGGTGCGATTGCGGTGCATCACAAATTTCATTTTTGGTCTCTCCGTGGGGTTGATAAAGGAACGGGGCCGAAGCCCCGTTCACTCAGGCCGCTTAGACGGCGGTTACGTCGTCCATCTTTCCGTCGATCACGAACTGCACGCGGATGCGGACCTTGCCCGCAGTCGCAGTGGCAGTCAGACCGGAGGTGGTCAGACGGATGTTCTGACCGCCGTTGCAGAGCAGCGGTGTGGTCAGCAACAGGGCGGTACGCGAGCCAGCGGTGGCAGCGTCCAAGTCCAGTGCGGAGACCAGGGCGCTGGTGTTGCCAGCGATACCCAGATTCAGCACAGCGGATGCGCCGATGCCGACGAACGCGGTCTCGACGATCACCTCGCCGCCGACGATGGTCGCGCCCAAGGGCATGGGGATCGCATCGAAGACGATGCCGGTGCCAGCGGTCAGGCCAGCAACAGCAGACGAGGGGTCAGCCACGATGGCTGTGGAACCGAAGGTCGTCTTCACTTGCGAGACCGAGTCAATGGCCCAGTCGTTGTAGTTGAAGACGAACTCGGACAACATGACGCGCTGGGCGCCACGGGTTGCGAGTAGTTTGCTCATGGTGGTTTACTCCTTCAAGGTTTAGGTAGCGACGTAGCAAGACAGCACGCCGAAGTCCTCGGTGGAGCCGTTCTCGTAGATGCTGGCGAACTTGGGCTTCAGGAAGCCTGCGATCTTTCCAACAGAGATGCCCTGTTGGTTGTCGTAGTCGAAGCCCTTTTCGTTCCACTCGGGTGCGCCGATGTCGGCCATGCCCAGAGCTTGTGCACCGCAGAACAGAATCTGGGCGCCGTCGATGGTGCCGGAGCCGCCATACTTGGAACCAGAAGCTGCACCGAAGGTGTTGGGCACGTGGCGGAACTCGTGCAGGTAGATGCCGTCGATCTTCACCGAGCTGCCGCTGAACAGCTTGTCGTTAACCGCAGAGTTCTGCGAGTAGCGCAAGTTGGCCATGTAGTCGGGGTCCATCTTCAGCTTGGCCATGGCCTGCGGAGTCAGGAACGCGTGGTAGGTTTCCTCGCCGCCTTCGCCGGTCACGCCACGGATGTAACGGTCCTTGGCGTAAGCCTTGAGTTGCACAAACATGTTCCACGACGGGGTGTCGGTGGCTTGCACGCCGGAGCTGGCAGCGTTGGAGACCAGGGTCTTGGCGGCGGAAGTGCCATCCCAACGCAGGCGGCGACCGTTGGACGGCGCGGACACGTCAGCAGCGAATTCCAGGAACTGGAGGTCAGAACCGACGCGGGTGGCGCCGTTGTTCTTGTAGGCGTAGCTGCGACCGGCCAGCGTCAGGAACGCCATCTGGTCGATACGGTCGGCGAGCCAGTAGGCCAGCACGTCGCGGCTGTTGCCACGGAATTCCACCACAGACTTCTGGTCAGCCATGCGGCCTTCGTGGCGATTGGCATGACGCAGTTGGTCGATGCGGATCACCTGGTCGAAGGTTTGCATGCCTTCTTCGTTGCCTTCCAGGGTGCGGTCACCAGCGACACCGTCACCGACCAGGTCGGCCAGCAGCGTGATCACGGCGCGGGCGCCCTTTTCGGTCTTCTTCAGTTCAGTGATGTGCTGAACCATGGAGTTCGGGCCTTTGCCCAGGAACTTGTTGACGAAGGACATGTTGCGGGCCTGCTTCCACAGGTCCATAGACCAGATGGTCTTTTGCTCGCTCGTGAGCAGGCCGAAGTTGGTTAGTGCCATGTGGCACCTCCTTTAGATCGAAGTTAGAGAATAGATAACCCAACGTCGAATATCGCCCCGACAAGCGAGTGTGGAAGGTGCTGTCGTGACCTTGCCTTAACCGATGGCCGCATTCTAATCTAAATTAGATCGTACGCAAATAAAAAGACCCGGTCACCTTGTGAGCGACCGGGCTTCAAGCATGGCACCCCATGCAGGGAGACAACTACACGGGTTGGTCAGCGTGCCATTTCGCGCGCGATGGCGTGTACGACACCGCGAAAAATAAAGTCTTTGGCTTTCTGCTCGGGCGGCAGATCAGCGTACGGGACATAGCAGGGATGCTCCTTCTTGACCGGGTCCTTCAGCGGGCCGTAGGTCCAGCCGTCGGCGCGCTTCTGCTCCATCCACGCCTGGTGGGAAGCATCGACGCCGAGGTCGGGGTTGGCAAGGTGCAGCTCAACACCGGCAATGGCCGAGTCCTTCTGCCACTGGGGCGCGTCGTCCCATTCGGGTTGGGACTTGTCGCCGAGGGCAGCGCAGTAGGCCGCGTTCACTTCGTGGCAGACGCGGGCGATGGAGTGGACGGCGGATTTCATGCCAGGCTCTCCTTCAGCGCGTAGCCCATGAGGGGCCAGATTTTCTGCTTGGCATTCTCCAGGGCGATCTTCTTGCCGATCTCGGCGTCGAAGTTCTCGGGAGAGGCGCAGGCGCTCTCACCGGTGACGGTGAAGCCGTTCTTCAGCACCAGGACGCAGAAGGTCAGCAGGTTCAGACCGGTGCTGCCCCCCCAGACCACTCTGCCGACAGGCAGGTCGGCGTCTGCGGCCCAGGCGGCCCAGGCGGCTTTGCCGAACACCGCCTGCTCGGCGGTGAAGAAGTGGCGGTAAGCGATGTTCGCTTCCAGGTCGGCGGGCGTGACGCGCGGAGCAGTCAGGCCCTTGGCCTTGATCTCCTGTTCGATGGCGCTGTCGTCGGTGCGGGGTGAGGTGATGTTGTGCATGTTACTGGCCCTCCGCACGACCGTCGGCAGCACCAAAGGTCATGGTGCGCGCGATGGCGGTATCAACGCGGCGCTCTCGTGCGGCCTGGCCCGCCTGGTAGGGCATCCACTCGGCGTAGGCGCCGCCCTCGGGAGAGACATCGCCGTCTTGCAACAGCTTCACGCTGGTGCGGTTGAAGCTGTTGCCATAGTGGTCCATGACGTGGAGGTTGACCATGCGGTCGTCCCAGACGTACACGATAGTTGCGTCCATCGGCTGTCCAGAAATTTGCGCAGGGTACAGGTAGTTGTTGTTCCCGAGCGATGTGGGTGATTTGTCGTGGCGATACCAGACCTTGCGGCCTACGGTTGGCTTGATCATTTGTGGTTCTCCTTGGGTTTGTTAGACGAACTCGTCGCCGCGCATGCGTGCCAGCACGTCGTCGGGCAGGTTCTTGAAGTCGTCCTGGCTCATCTTCATGATGTCCTTGGCGTTCAGCGCGCCACCAGCCTTGTCGCTGTCGATGCCGACCTTGGTGGTGCTGGCCGGGGTCTTGCCCACGGCAGCGGCGGTCTTGCCCGCAGCAGCGGCGCGGCGCTCCTTGGCGACATCCTTCTCGACCGCAGCGGCGTCCACCTTGGGCGCCACGGTGGTGGCCTTTTCCTGGGCCTTGTCCTCGACGCCCACGACCTTCTTCACCGCAGCCTGGAGGGCCTTGGTCGGCGTCATGTTGCGCTGGCGCTCGTAGAAAATCTTCCACTCGACCACCTCACCGAGGGTGGCCTTGTCGAAGGCATCGTCGTCCGGGTTCAGCGCCGGGAACGCGGCCTCAATGCGCTCCAGGGCCGTCTCGTAGCGGTTCTGCTCGGTGGCCTGGGCGATGGCGAGCTGGCTGCGGTACGCGGCCTGGGTCTCGGTGATCTGGCGCTCGGTGCGGCGAATCTGGGTCATCTTGGCCGTGGCTTTTTCGATCTCGCCGTCGGCCAGCAGCTTGTTGTACTCGGCCTCCATGGTCAGCACGGAGGTCTCCAGGGCCGTCAGGTCCTCGTTGATGTTGGCGACCTGCTGACCCTTCTCGTACTGGGCCAGGCGCTCCTCGGCGGCTTCGCGCTGGGCGCGCTCGCGGGCCAGGATGTCCTTGTGGCGGCTCAGCGGGATGCGCGAGTCCTTGCCCTTGGGCTTGGCCTTGTCGTCCGCTGCGGGGTCCGCGTCGGGGTCCTCGGGGTCCAGGTCGTCGGAGTCGTCGCCCGCAGCGGCCTTCTCCTTCTCGGCGGCAGCAGCGCGGGCCTCGGCGTCGCGCTCAGCCTTGGACAGCGCGTCCTGCGCGCCGCCAGCGTCCTCGCCCGTGGGCTGGAAGTCATCACCACGGTCAGTGGCGCCCCCGCCGCCGTCGGCTTCGCCAGCGGGCTTCAGGTACTTGTGCAGGAAATTGCGGATTTTCATTTAGGTGCTCCTTGGGATGCTGTAGGTCTCTCGACTGCTGCCGCAGCCATGCGTGCTTGCTCCACGCGTTGCATCTCGCGCTTCTCTGCCATGTCCTGCTGGTGCAGGGCAATCTTGTTCTGGGACTCCTCACGGCGCAGCCCCATGTCTGCGTAGTCCATCTGCTTCTCGTGCTCGAACTTCCGCTCGTCGATAGCCATCTTGTGCTCGACGGCGGCGTTCTTTGCCTCGACTTCGGCCATCTTGGCCTGGCCGGAGCCATCGTCCGGCTCGCCGTTGGCAGCGATCTGGGTCTCCACCGTGGTCTGCTGCGTCTTGGCTTGCTTGAGGCCAGCGTCGGCATGCTTCTGGGCAGCTTCGCCCTCGGCCTTGGACACCTCGGCCTCCTGGCCGCGCTGCTGGAGCGCCTTGGCGGCTTGTGCCTCGGGGCTGGTCTGGTCGCCCTGCATCTGCTTGATGATTTCCTTCTTGTTCACCAGGCGGCTGCTGTCGATCAGCACGGAGTCGGGGATCTGGATACCGGACTCGCGCATAGCCATGGCCTGCTCGAACTGGCTGTCCTCCATGGACTCCTTGGCCGGGATGCTGGTGATCACCACGTCGTACTCGCCCAGCGTCAGGTCGTTCAGCAGCTCGCCCGTGGGAGTCATCTGGTTGATCGTGAAGTCCTCGGTCTCACCGGTGGCCTGGTCGTGCGTGATGGTCATCACGCGCTCTTCGGTGTAGAACTCCTGGATCAGGTCCAGCACGTTGCGCGCCAGGATGCTGTCGGTGCGGGTCAGGTTGTCCAGCGGCTTGACCAGATTCGTAGAACCTGCCTGGCGCTTCTGTTGGATGGCTTTAGCGGCAACGTCGGCTCGGTCCATGCCCTGCATGGAGTCGGAGACGCCGCTGATGGTCTTGACGTGCTCTTCGGCCTTGTAGCTGATGCGATCCAGTCCTTGGGGTACTTGATTAGGTGCAATCTTCTGGACATCTTTGTCGGGGTCTCCGTTGACCTCAATCACCAGGCCGGTCTGGGCGCCCTTCTCTTCCAGCTCCTCCACGGTCATGTTGGACAGCGCACCGGCCTTCACCTTGTAGCCCGAGTTGGCCGTGGTGTTCACCACGTGCAGCTCCTGGCTGGTGACCTTGTTCAGCAGCTCCTGACTGCCCAGGAGGTTCTCCACCAGGCCGATGGTGTTGCCACGGCGGAAGTGGGGGAAGTACGGCACCACCGTGAAGTGCTTGTAGGGGCTGAAGTCGTCGTGCAGCACGACCGAGTCGGCGATCACGGTCCAGCGGATGCGGCGCACGAGCTTGCTGATGACCTGGAAGCCGAACTTGTCGACGAACATGGCGATCTTGTTGCGGTCAAACTCGTCGGGGATCGGGCGCGTGTCGCCGGTCTGGGGTGCCAGGAAGTGTTTCTGCTTGTCCAGCACGCGGTACTGGCGGTCGATGATGCGGATGTTGCGCATCACGTTGGAGTTGTCGTAGTCGCCCGTGTACATCGGGTTGAAGCGGTCACCGAAGCGGTCGCGGAACGCCTGGATGGAGTCGTAGCCGTACGGGAAGTAGCTCTGGTCGCGGTTGCGCAGCAGCTCAGCGTCCTGGGGGTTGAACAGGACCGCGATGTCGTCGGCCGTGACCCATTTCGTGGTGAAAACCTCGCCCCATGTGTCAGGGTCGTACTCTTCGCCGTCCGGGTCGATGATCACGTTCTTCGGGTTGAGCTGGTCGATCTGGACCTCGCCCTGCATGTTGTCGCTGTAGCCCATCCGCACGTCGTAGAAGCCGCGCGAACCGATGATCCCGTCGGCGAACACGTCAGAGCGCTTGAACGCCATGCCGTTGTTGTCCATGATCTGCTTGTAGACCTTGTTGAGCACGTCAGCGGTGTCGCTGGAGGCTCCGGCGCGCGGGCGAAAGCTCGTCTCGGCGCGGGCGTTGATCTGCTCGCCCATGATGTTGGACACCGTGGGCAGGATTTTGTTGATCGTCAGCGCCGGACGACGCACCAGCTCCAGGCGGGCCTTGTCAGTGGGGTCCCACTGGTCGCCCATGAAGAAGCGGTCGCACTTCTCGGCCTTCTCGACGTATTTGGAGTGCCCGTTGTCGCGCGCCCAAGCGTACCGGGTCCAGATTTTCTTAGCGAGGTCGGTATTGATTGGCATGGTGTGCTCGGGCTTTGTTGGTACAAAGTCCGGGCACGAGGCCCATCATTCCTTGGGGGTTGTGGATCACTTCAGGTTCCGCAGCTTGTAGAGGGTCTGGGCGGTCAGCTCCTCCATCTCAGCCAGGATGTTCAGCAGCGCCTGGCTGTCCTCGTCCTCGGCCTCCTCGTCCTCAATGGCGGCGAGGAAGTCCTCCAGCATGGAGATCGGCTCACCGCTGGGCAGCTCGACGCTGGGCCACTTGCTGGCGGGCACCTGACCCTCCAGGCCCATGAACACCTCGGCGTACTTGTCAGTGAGGGTGAGCAGGGTGTCGTAGAAGTCGCCGAGGGCGACGTGCTGGGCGTAGGATTTGGAGGAGAGGTGGGCGAAGTGGATCGCGGTGCGCAGTGCGAAGCACTCGGCGATGAATTTGGGGCAGGAGTCGGTCATGGCGGGTTAGGCGGTCATGGCCGAGCCACGGTTGTTGGAGACGCGGAGCTTGTCTTTCCAGGATTTCATGGGCTTCACCTCTGTTTTGCGGGGCGCCTCGCGCCCGATCACCATTTGCGCCATCCAGGCCAGCGAGTCCACCTGGTCGTCATGCGCCCCAGCGGGGAAACGCAACATTTCTGCACGGAGAGGGTCAAACCACTCGGCGTTCGTATTGAAACTCACCATCCCCTGCTGCATCCGGCCCTGGAGGGGCCTGGCGCGGGCCATCTTGTCGGTGATGGGCTTCAGCACGACGATTGCGGGGTAAAACTTCCGCTCTCTCATGCGTTTCTTAAGTAGAGCTTCGATTGCGCGCCAAATCTGACCGTCCTCAAAGCCCAGCATCAGGGTGGCATTATGCCATTTCATCGCAAGATTCAGAATAGATTCAACGATAAAGAACGCGTTGCCGCTCTTGAAGCGCACCTGGTCCACCACGTGGAGCACGTCGTTCTCGTCCTGGAGGCCCACGGTGCCCACGGTGTAGTCGCTCTGCTTTTTCTCGCTGATGGCGAAGTCCCAGGCCATGTAGACATAGGATTTCTGGAGGCTGGGCGGCTGCGAGCGCTGGAACTGGCTCTTGAGGAAGTACGCGCCGTCGGCGGGGACGGGGTTTTGTTGATATAAGGCTGACCACCAGCGCCCGCCGCCGTTCTGGGCCTTGATCCGCAGCAGCTTGTCCAGGTCATAGCGCTCCGTGTGCAGGGCCTCGCCCTTCACCCGCAGCAGGGTCATGCTGGTGGTGTCCACCTCCTGGTCCAAGGCCCGCACATGGGCCTTCAGGCGGCTCTCACTGACCGCAGTGGCCTCGCCCTTCTCGTTGTAGGACAGGGACAGGTCCTGGTCATGGTGGACGTACTCAATCAGGTCGGTGGTCTGGTTCAGCCACTCATCCGCCTCGGCGATGGCTGGGTACTTGATCACCTCGAACTGGTCCACATACTGGTCGTCGTGGCCGTTCTTCATCATGGTCTGGAGGCGACCAGAGAGATCGTCGTCGTGCCACCAGGTCTGGATGATCAGCACGCCGCCGCCAGGCGCTAGACGGGAATACGCGGTGGAGAGATACCACTCCCAAATCTTTTCGCGAGTGTCGGCTGAATCGGCCTCTTCTGCATTCTTGATCGGATCGTCAATGACCAGACAGTGGGCGCCTTTACCGGTGATAGGCCCGCCAATACCTGCGGCCACATAGCCCCCGCGCTGACCGGCCACACCCCACGACTCGGTGGACTGGTTGTTCGGGTCCAGGGCGGTGTCGAACACAGGGCTGTACAGGGGGTCCCCGATGATCTGCTTGACCTTGCGGCTGAAGTCCATGGCCAGCGACAGGTTGTACGAGCAGGCGATGAACTCGTGATCCGGGTGCTGGCCCAGGTGCCAGGCGGGAAAGTTACGGGAGACCAGCTCGGACTTGCCGTGCCGGGGCGGCATGAGCAGCATGAGACGAGGAGATTTACCTTCGGCCACATCGCGGGAGAAGCGCTCCAGGCGGCGGCAGATGTCACGGTGGACCCAGCCGTCCTTGTACTTGGGGTTGAACCGTTTCACGAACGGCATGAGCTGGCGCTTGGAGAGCAAGCGCTCGGCCAGCTCGGCCTGGGCCTTTAGGACCGCGAGGGATGGTTTATTCGGGGGTGTCTTCGTCGCCATCGTCGTGGTCCAGCAGTGATGCTTGTTCCACGCCCGCAGCGGCCGCTTCATTGATGATTTTGAGGAGGTCGGCGTCCGACATCTTGTTCATGTTTTCCAGGACGATGGAGCCGTTCACATTCACGTTCACGTCCACCTTCTTCGGCTCGTAGTAGCCGCACAGCTTGCCGATCTCACGCCAGCCCGCAATCATGGTGGCGGGTTCGCTCATGAGCTTGGCCATCTCGATGGACTCCTTCAGGCCGTGGATCACGTCCTCACGACGGAGCTGCGCGGCCTCCTGCCACTGGGCTTTCACCAGGTTGTACTGCTTCAGGATGTTGGGCATCTTCTGCATGCGGTAGGCATACGAGATGTCGTTGATGGAGTACCCGGCACGCTGGTATGCGTTGGGCAGGGAGTCGCCCTCGGCCCAGTATTGGACGAACAGGGTCTGCTGCTCGGTCAGTGGCTTGTCCACGGAGACTGCGGCGGCGCGTGCCATGGTCGTGGTTTCTTTGCCGCGCACCTTGGCGATGTTCACGTCCTTGAGACGAACTTTGCGCTTTGCTTCACCGGGTGTCATTGCTCGTGCCATGTGCGGGATTCTAAGTTAAATCGAAGTAAGAGATTAGAGCAGAAAAAATTTTATAAAAATTTTGGATTCTTACGGTCTCGTGAGTCTCTCCTCTACCTCGCGCGAAAGACGACCCCACTTCGGATTCGGATTCGCGTTCGAGGTAAAGGAGTCTCTTCGCGCCGGGCCGTGTGTCTGGCGCTTGGTTCCGATCAGCAAGCTGATCGGGTCTGTGTAGGTGTTTGAGCATGTTCGCTCTTAACTAGGAGATTGTTATGTCCGCAGGTTCCACCGTTGGTAAGTTCATTGGCAACACCGCTGCATACGCAGTGCATGGTGCTGCTGTCGCCGTCAACGCTACTGGCAAGTTCGGTAGCGACGTTGTGTCGAGCACTGGTGCTCAGTACACCGTCAAGTCTGCTGAGCTGGCAGCTCGGCGTGACGCCGCTGTCAAGGCGCTGCCTCCCCAGCGCAAGATGAAGACTCCGGCTACAGCGTAAGTTGGTGCTAGGCCTTGCGGCCTAGCCCCAACTTCCTTGGCTGGAGCAAATGGGGAAGTGGGAAACGAGAGACCGAGCGCCAAGGCGCTCGGGCCTTTTCGGCGTGTGTATCAACCCGCCAACAAAGGAGTACTCCATGGCCAAGTCCAAAGCCCTCATTGCCGCAGAGGCCCGTCTCGTCATCGCTGCTGATGTGTACCGCGCACAGAAAGCACGCATCGCAGAACTCGAAGCGTTGCTCGCAACGCGCGGCTGCATCGCCACACCGGCTGCGCCCAAGGCACCTGTCTCCAAGACATGGCGCTGGGAGAACCGCGATGGCCATACCTGCGAGTCCACACGCACAGGCTCGCGCACTGTGACCCGAGTGCTCGCATGAGCAGAGACCGAGCGCCCAGGCGCTCGGGCCTTTTCGGCGTGTGTATGGGAGCTGTTCCCGTGCTATCAAATTAGGAGTATGGGAAAATGATTGAAGCTGTGTTTGTGTTCGGTGCACTCAATGTGCTGTTCGAGTTCGTGCTGCTGAGCATGCTGTCTCCACGTGCTCGGCTCAGGCTGCTCGGCAGTGAGAAACGCAATGCGGTGCACGTATTAGTTTTGGCTCTGAACTTAGCAATTCACTGGGGCACACTGATTGGAACGATGTCCGGCATCGCCTCGTTCATCTGCTCGATGATTACCGTGCAAGGTGCTCGGATGATCTACGGCTACATCGAGAGTGGCCGCTACTACCACGTCGGTCTCATCAAGTATGGAGCCGAGGAGTTGAAGTGAACGACAAGACCGGGTGCTCAGGCACTCGGGCCTTTTCGTCATGTGTATCAACCCAAGGAGTAAACACATGCCAGCCGTCTACAAGCTGAACATCTGCAAAGGCGATAAGCCTGTATCGCAGACCATGATCTTCGACGACATCACCATCGCCACTGAGTGGCGTAACTGGTTGCGTAGCAAAGGTCATGACAAGTCGCACATCGTCACCGAGTCCGTCGTGCAATTCATGCCGCCCAACTATGAAGCTCGTGTCAAACGTGCTCTGTGTGCATCATGATCCGCACCAAAATCGACGAGGCCAAATACATCGCACTGTGCATGAAGCAGCCTGTGCTCACCAATGTGTTGGATGGCTACGTCCGTCCACCACTCAAGAGTCTCAGCACGCCTGAAACACAACGTGCCACGCTGCGTGACCGGCTGTACGACGAAGCACAGATCGCTGCTGCTGAACTCGTTGGGCCTAACTCGCATGAGTACGACGATGTGCTTGAAGCGAAGTACGAAGAGCTTCTGACCAAGCACGGCTTGGACTAACGAGAGATTCCGACGCCTGAAGGCGTCGGGTCTTTTTGGGGTGTGTATCAACCCCCAGAAAGAAAGTATGAAACTCATCGAAGTTCTCAAAGCAATCGAAGCATGTGACGACATCAAACCCGCCACGTGCCTCACCAATGGTTACCACGATGAACTTCATCCACTGCTGCAACAAGCAGTGAATGAAGCAGACGGTGACCTAATCGACAGCCGTGGTGGTTGCAACTATGTAAACCATCGCGTGCTTGCACAACACGGCTTCCCTGTTCGGTGTGGTGAACGCGACAGCTTCGGCTGGCTCAGCGGTGTCATCCGCACCAGCAAGGGTGACGTGGTTTACGGCTGACCCAAAGACCAGCACCGCAAGGTGCTGGGCCTTTTCGTCATGTGTATCAACAACCAACGAAAGGATCACACATGTCCGCAATCAAGAAACAACCCACGTACCTGTTCGTGTCTCTCGACGACGTGGAGGATCGTGCGGTTGACGAGTCCGACCCCTACGCAGTGATGTGGGCAAAGATTCAGCAAGTCGCTGAAGTCCTGCACGTCACTGAACGTGAAGCTCAGCAGATCGTGCTGGGCCGCATCTGCGCAACACCTGGCCGCTGAAAGGAGCTGACATCCAACACCTTCGACGAATACTGCGCTGATCCTGCGCTGAAAGAGATCGCGCACCGGTTGTAAGCACCGGTTGCCCTGTACCTAACGCATCGACGACATCTCCGAGATGCAGCGCTTGCCAACTGCGCAGCCACAAATCCAACTCTCCCGACAGAGCACCAACGTGACGACACGGTAGGACGTGTGATGGATCAAAGCGAACTCGCATGTGAGAGACAAGGAATTCAGTTATGGCCGCTTGGCTACTGTGCGTGAACAGTAGCACCCACCTCAACCGAAACTTTTAGGAGAAATCCATGTCTGCTGCTAACACCACCAACACCCACCAATACTTCAACCTCTTCGACTACGTCAGCAAGGTGCCTGAAGTTCGCATCGCTGCCCAGATGGCTGCGTCCACTGCGTGGAAGATCGACCAGCTCATCGTCACCAACGCACGTGGCATCTTCAAGAACATCCGTCAGGAGTTGTTCCAAGCCAATGGCGGCGTGGACTCCATGGCTGAGCTGACTGCTGCGCTGCACGAGAAGGACTTCGCAGAGTCGTCCTTCCACGAGCAAGGCTCCACGAACGAGACTGCATGCGAGAACATCCGTGCACTCAACTCGCAGCGTGACCAGTGGCATGAGCTGGCCAAGGAACTGGTCTCCCAGACTTGGGACTGGCAAGGTAACGCTCGGTCATACGAGATTCCCGACATTGAAGCTGCGTTCAACAGCGACAAGCCCTACCGCGTGGGCCAAGACACACAGCGTCGCATGAAGGTCAACCTGCAACGTCGTGCCAAGGCCTACGACTGGGATGCTGAGACCACAACGCGTCGCTTCGAAGCCAAGCTGGCCAAGAAGGAAGACAAGCTGGTGCAAGTGAAAGAGAACGTGGACGCGATGACCGGTGCTGCTGTGCTGATGATGCACTTCGCACTGACCTCTGACGAGAGCAGCGCAGCGGAACGCAGCAAAGAGTTCTCTGCGCTGCCCATCGAGCTGCAACGCGTGCTGATGGATAACGCTCAGCGTGCTGCTGCCAACGTGGCTGAGTGGGCTGAAGATGACCGCTCGCTGTCTGATCGTGAGTGCGATGACATCGACGATGGTGCGTTCAATGTTGAGCGTGACATCAAGCGTGTGTTCGCATCTCCGAAGTTCCGTACTGCTCAGCGTGTTGCTGAAGCGTCGGAAGCAAACGTCGGCTAAGTGAAATGGTTGGGTAGGGCTTCGGCTCTACCCGCCTATTTCCCTGGCCTGGGTCGATGGGTAATACCTGAGTAGAGGCTGGGGTCTTAGGCTTTTGGCCGTCCCTATCTCTATATAGACAATTACTAATCTACTTACTTAAAATAATATTCTCTAATTGATAAGATAAGATTATAAGTATAAGAGTATAAGGTATATAGAGGTATAGAGGGAAACAGGGCTTATGAACAGGTCTTATGCCTTTTGGTTCGAAGCTCTGTTTTAGATCGAATACACTCCCTCTTTCTGAAAGGACATCATGCAAGTCGTTTTCCTGCAAGCTCCTGAGCCGTTGACCAAGCAATACTCCAAGGTCAACGGTGAGCTAACCAAGACTCCCTACCCCATGACGTGGGAGTTCACCTCCCACAAAGAAGTGGTCAACAACCTCCCCCAGTTCGAATCCCTGTTGAACAAACACGCTGCCCGTGGTCACTGTGTGCTCAAGGGTCTGATCGGACGTGACCTGGTGAAAGAATCCCGTGCAGGCAGTACCAACACCAACGACACCACCGAGTGGCTTGTGTTGGACCTCGATGGGTTGCCCGAGCACATCTCTGTCACCACACCTGGTGGACAGACCCTGAGCACACCGCTCACCATTGACCTGTTCCTGAAGGAACTCGGTCTCGAAGACATCTCCTACATCGTGCAGTGGTCTGCGTCATACGGTGTCACAGACAAGAAGATTCGTGCCCATGTGTTCATGATGCTGGACAAGGCATATGCAGCACCGCTGATCAAGCAGTGGCTGATCCAGAAGAACCATGAGATCCCCCTGTTGCGTGAAGCCATGGGCCTGACCAAGACTGGCAACTCCCTCTCCTGGCCCTTGGACATCAGTGCCTGCCAAAACGACAAGCTGATCTACATCGCGAGTCCTGTGCTCAAAGGCATCAAGGACCCGATGGGCAAGTCGCCACGCATTGCGCTCATGAAGCGCAAGTTCGATGTCCTGGCGCTGACCAGCACCATCAACACGACCGAGAAGAACAAGAAGCTCACCCACGACCGCATTGCTGAACTGCGTGAGCTAGCCTTCCTGCCCAAGCGCAAGTTCACCTACAAGATCGTGGGCAGCGCTGAGGTGATGCTCAAGCCGGATGAGGCATCCATCACCGAGATGAAGACCGAGCGTGGCTTCGTGTACTTCAACCTGAACGGTGGCGACTCCTGGGCCTACTACCACCCCGAGGACAAGCCGGACTACATCCACAATTTCAAAGGAGAGCCGAGCTATCTCACCAAAGAACTCTTGCCTGAATACTGGCTCCAGATCACATCGAGCGGAAATCTGCGCACGTCATCGTCGGGCATTACTTACCTGGCTTTCTGTGACCGCAAGTCTGGTGTGTATTACCGGGGCACTTATGACAACGCTGCTGACCTTCTCGACATCACCGCTGCCAAGAACGAAACCCAGCTCCGTCACTTCGCCCTGCAATACGGTGTCCCTCTCGGCGACTACATCCCTGAATGGGACCTTGTCTTCGACCCCATGGACAACGTGCGTGTTGACGTAGCCAACAAGACCATCAACAAGTTCGTGCCCAGCCCCTACATGAAGGCCACGGCCAAGAAGGTGACCAAGTGCCCGCCCACCATCTTCAAGGTCCTGCACCACGCACTGGGCCTGGATGTGGACATCACCGAGCACTTCCTGAACTGGTGTGCCTTCATCCTGCAAAAGCGTGATCGCACCAAGACAGCCTGGGTGCTGCATGGCACGCAGGGCACAGGCAAGGGGATTCTCACCAACAACATCCTGCGCCCCATCTTCGGCGCCGCTCACGTAGCTAGCCGCCGCATGGAGGAACTGGGCGACAAGTACAACCAGTTCATGGAGAACTCGCTCCTGGTGCTGGTGGACGAGGTGCAGATCAAGGCTTTGCAAAGTGCCACTGGCGTCATGGCCAAGCTCAAGAACTTCATCACTGAAGAGAACGTGCCCATGCGTGCCATGTACAGCAACGCCCAGGAGGCGCGCAACTACACCAACTGGATTCTCATGTCCAACATGACGGACCCGGTGCTGATCGACAAGAACGACCGCCGCTTCAACGTCGGTGCCTACCAGCCAGGCAAGATCGCGCTGACTGACAAGGAACTCGACACGATCAACAAGGAGCTGCAATCGTTCCACGACTTCCTGCTGTCCTACCCCCTGGATGAGCAGAAGGCCGGTGAAGTGATCCACACCACGGACCGCGACACCATGATCTCCATCTCCGAGTCCTCCATCGACACGGTAGCTAGCGCTCTGCTCGAAGGCAACTTCGGCTTCTTCATCGACCAGTTGCCCACCGACCAGTCCTACACCCGCAACGCGGTGCAGAGCAACAAGGTGGAAGACTACCGTGAAGCTCTGGCCGCGCTGCTCGGGCGCACAGCCAGCACAGGCGCATGCAACATCGCACGCGATGAGCTGCGCACGATCTTCGAGTACGTGGTGGGCAACATCCCGGTGTCACCCAACAAGTTCACCTCGCTGCTCAAACACCACCGCGTGCACACCAAGGTGGTGTGGGTGAACAACAAGTCGGTCAACGGCCTGAGCGTGCAGTGGAAGGACACGATGAACTTCAAGAAGTACATCGACGACCACTTCGCACCGAAGGGTAAGGCGAAGACGAAATGACCATCACCTTGCTGGAGACCCAGGTCTATGAAGGCAAGGAGATCGTGGCGGTACACACCTTCGGCAGTTGCAAGGGGTGCATAGGGTTCAGCATCGAATGCGGCGACCTGCCCCCATGCAGTCCTCCCGCACGTGGTGGTAGCAGTGCCGTCATCTGGATGTACACCGAGGACGCCCTTAAGGCACGGCTTAGAGGAGAAATCCGATGATCCAACTGCTGGAGACCAAGGTCTATGAAGGCAAGGAGATCGTGGCGGTGCATAACGTAGGGGGACCCAGCCCTACCCTGCCACGCGTGCATTGGGTATGACGTGAGCAAATGCACCACCGTGATAGGCCGTTGCAACGATACACCTCCCGACGGGAAAACCATCATCTGGATGTACACAGATGACGCACTCAAAGCAAGATTGAGAGGAAGAATAAATGAACCAAGTTCTGAAACCTGAGACCCATGAAGGTTTGGTGCTCCACCCCATGAACGGCATCAGACATGCCGACGTAGAAGATTGGTGCGCTCACTGCGCGCTGCACAAAGACCATGACTGCCTGGAAGTCCCTTGCATGAAATCCGAACGCAAAGACAGCCAGGACGTGATCTTCCTCACGAGTGAGCAGGCCGCACTGGTGAGGCTGCGCGGAGAGTGGCGTGAGTAAGCTGCTGCCCGACGAGACGCATCGCGACCAGGAGCTGACGCCTGTGGTGCATGTGAACGGAGGTCGCTGCACGCATTGCGTGTTCAGGGAACTGCACGACTGCGGCGCTCTCCCGTGCCTTTCATCTGAACGCCGCGACGAGACCACCGTGTTCTTCATGCTGCCCGACGATGCGCTCAAAGCGCGACTGCGAGGTGAGCTGTGATACGCATCTACGAGACCGTGACCATCGACGACATAACCGCCACTGCGATCACGGACACCATACAGCAGGGCTGTGAGCCGTGTGTGTTCTGGAAAATATCTTGCAGAGGCCTTGCGTACTGCACCTCCACTGCACGCAGCGAGAGCGGACGCAAGACAGGCCCCGAGGGCGTAATCTTCGTCCCCCCTGACAAGGCCCTCTTGGCCAGGCTGCGAGGCTACTATGACCCCACTTGAGACCATCACCCACCTCGGTGTGGAGATGTGCGCTGTGTCTGTCTTCGACATACCGCCAGGTACACAAGACAAGGGCTGCGGGGTCTGTGAAGGACACAGGACCCGCATGGGCCTGTGTGACGTTCTGAACTGCGGGGAGGAAGAGCGCCCCGACCGCACCGAGGTCGTGTTCATCAGCGCCGACCGCCTGGCCCTGGCGCGACTGAGAGGAGGCAAGCTGTGAGCGAAGAGAAGATCGTCAAGATTAGGGTGCCTATTGACCACGGATGTGAGAACTGTCACTACGCATGCGCAGCACTGTGCAGCCACCCCGATGTGCCGAACCGCAAGTGCTCCAAACGTGATCACTTCGGCGCGAAGGAATACATCTACCTCACCGAGGACAAGGCCGCACTCGCAAGACTGAGGGGCACGTATGGCTGAAGAGAAGATTGTGATGATCCACGTACAGTATGGCACCGGCTGCAAGCCGTGCTACTACGACCTCCGCAACACTACTACCGGGGAGCAAGTGTCGTGCAAATTTCCTAACCACGAACCGAAGTGCTCTCGGTGGCACGAGGGCAACGGAGGACGCGAAGGAATTTATTTAACCGAGGACAACGCCGCACTCGCCCGATTGCGTGGAACCTACAGCTAGAATCTAACCTCTAAGAAAGATCGAAAGATGAGTGGATCAGGACCAGCGAAGCATTTGCGCATGCTCAAGCGACGCATTGATTTCTTGCGCAAGCGCGCAGCTAACCCAGACTTTGTGAACACGTGGGACAAGTCTGAAATCCAGGCCCTCGAATGGGCCGTCACCAATCTCACCGTGCTGTACATGCCGGTGGCTCACGTTGCGAAAGAAGAAAGCAAATGAACAACCCTCTATTCCTCGCTGACCTCAAAGGCATGACGCCCTACGAAGTCAAAAAACACATCGCTGGCGAATACGCCGGTGACAAGTCTGGTTTCGACTACGGTCGTCCGAGCGACGACGTGGCCACGTTGGCTAAGAAGCTGGACGACTTCACCATCTTGATCGCCTATGAGTCCGTGGGTAACTGGGGGTGCGACTCATCCTCCTGGTTCCTTATGCGCAAGAACAGCGACAACACGCTGTGGGAGTTCAGCGGCGGTCACTGCTCCTGCTACGGCTTCGAAGGTCAGTTTGACCCCGAAGAAACCCAGCTCGAATACCTGAAGTCCGACAAGTTCTACTTCAGCACCGGTGGCTACGACGACGACCGCAACGAGAACGAATCGAAGGTCAAGGCGTACCTGGAGAAGCTGGCATGAGACACAAGTTTGATACAGGCTTTGCGCGGAACGACTATGAAATCCGCGCACGCCACGGCAAGACCTGGACTGACCACGAGTACGAACAACTGCGCAGCCTCTACATGGCCGGCGCCACGCTCAAGCAGATGGCTCAGACGCTGTCACGTCCCTCCGATGGCGTGGTCGTGAAGTTGCGCCAGCTCGGCCTGGTCGAGTTCGACACGTCGACCACGACCTACTACCGCATCGTGCTGCCCACTGAAACGGCGCAGCAAGAAGGCTTCATCAATTCCCCCCAACCTCAACTCCGCAAGGAAGAACCCATGACCAAGAATATCGAAACCAAGACCTTCATCCAGGGCGAAGACGCCGCCAGCATGAGCGATTCGCAAATCTTCACCAAGATTGCCGACCTGGAACGCAAGATCGAAGGTCTGAATAAGATCGTAGCCAAGCCCCAGAAGCTGAAGAACGTGATCCACGAACTCCAGCTCGACATCGACAAGCTCGTGGCCTTCGTGGACAGCCGCCCGTGAAAGTCAAAGTTCAACCGTACGTCAGCGCTTACGGTGACCAGTTTTACGGTATCTATGTGAAGCGTTGGTGGCTACCTATCTGGGTCAAGGTTGACTTCTGGAGCAACCGTGAAGCCGCTGTAATGCGTGCCAAGCTCATCAAACACCCTGAAACGGTGGTGATCGAATGAAACACGCCCTCCTCCTGCTCGTCCTTGGGCTGCTCGCCTACTTCATGTGGGTCACTTCCTCGGCGCTGTTCCGGCGCACGGTGAAGCGACTCGCTCGCAAGCATCTGCCGTGGATCACGATCCTCAGCACTGCAATCTTCGGTGCCCTGTTCACCGCCGTTCGTCTCAGCTCTATCAACATCGTATGAAAAAACTCTTCTCCGTCGCCTTCATCTCCTTGGCCGCTTTGGTGACCGGCTGCTCCCAGATTGACACCGGCAACGTGGGCGTCGAGTCCACGCTGGGCCAGGTCAAGAAGGAGACCATGCCCCCTGGCATGTACTTCACCCTATTCAAGCGCGTGACCGAGGTCAGCGCCAAGGAACTGCGCCTGTCGCTCGACGACCTGAAGCCCCAGACGGCCGACAAGATCAACCTGGCTGACCTGGACGTGGACATTTACGTCCAGATCGACCCGGCCCACGCGCCCGAGATCATGACCCGCTGGCCTGGTGACCTCACCAAGGAAAAAGACGAAGACGGCGCACGCGTGGGCATCAACTACGTGACGCGCCAGGCGCGTGAAGCGATCTACAGCGACATCGCCAAGCGCAACAGCTCCACAGTCCACACCGAACGCGCCAGCATCGCTGACGGCGTGGTGAAGACCCTGCAAGCTGACCTGGACGCCTCGGCAGGCAAGGGCTGGTTCTTCGTGCGCAGCGTCAACGTGCGCAACATGCAGACCGACCCGACGCTGGAAGCCGCAGTGAAGGAATCGGCTACACGCCAGTTCCAGATCAACGCCAAGACCAAGGAGCTGGAGCTGGCCAAGCTCGAAGCCGACCGCAAACGTGTCGAAGCTGCCGGTGACGCTGACGCCACCAAGCTGCGTGCCTCGGCTGTTGCAGCCTCGGGCGGCGCTGAATATGTGCAGCTCCAGGCCATCGCCAAGTGGGACGGCAAGCTGCCCACCACGCAGGCTGGTGGTGCCCTGCCCTTCATCAACGTGAAGTAATGGCCGGACCGCCCCCGTTCAACCCGAACCGCCAGACAAACCTGCGGGTCGGGTGCCCACCCAAGTTACGCGGGTGTGCGTGTTGTGGCGAACAGAAGAGGAGCAGCGACTTCACGCGGGACTCGCGCAAGAAGGTCTACGCCACGCACTGCAAAGAGTGCGGCGTGTGGCTGTACCTTTTCCGACAAGTCTTTGGCAAAGCGCACCCAAGTGGCACACCCCCTAAGAAGGGTGTGTACAAACCCAAACCCAGCAAAGCAGCAAGAACCCTCTGGGAGGCATGGAATCATGACAACCTTCATCATCGAATACCGTCCGCGCCCGACAGCGCACAACGCGCCGCAGTTCATCACGACTGACCGTCCAGCCGAGTGGTTGAACCTCAGTGGCGACACCGTGGTGCTCTCTGACAAAGCCCGTCGCACCGGCCACGCCTATGCTGATGGCACGGTGGTGATGCAGGTCTATTCCGAGTGGAACGGGAAGAAGACCCTCTACTACAAACACGGGGGCTACGGCGCGAACACGCTTGGCCCCACGCTGAAGGGCATGCTCAGCGCTGTGCCTAATGAGGTGGTGGCGTGACCGACCTCGAAATCTCCAAGGCCCTCGCACTGGCGATTGGGTGGACTGAGCGTCAATGCGCCGTCGAGAGTGGCGTCTTCTACGTCAACGTCAGCAATGACTACACGTGGCACAACGACTGGAAAGTCTTCGACTACCGCGACTGGACCATCGCTGGACCGGTTGCGGAGCGGTACAACGCGTTCCCCATCCGCTGGGACTACGGGTGGGAAGCCGGCTACAAAGGAATCTACGTGAGTGAATGCACCCCGCAAAAGGCCATCGCGTTGGCCGTGATTGGAGTCGCCAAATGAAAGCCAAGCGCGGATTCATTCGGTGGGACGACACCTTCAATGAATGGAATTTCAAGAAGGAGTTGGAGCGTTACGACTCCCGCTCCGAATGGACAGAAATAATTTACTTCGAGGTTGAAGAATGACCATCTTCTTCGTATCCGACACACACTTCGGGCACAACAACATCATCCAATACTGCAAGCGTCCGTTCGAAACCGTGGAGGGGATGAACGAGTGCATGGTGCAAATGTGGAACGAGACCGTGAAGCCCAAGGACACCGTCTACCACCTCGGCGACGTGGCCTTCGGCGACTACCACCTGATTCCGCGCCTCAACGGCAAGATCAAGCTGGTGCCTGGCAACCACGACCTGGAGCGCGCCAAGAAGGTCATGCACCTCTTCGACGAGGTGCTGCCCGAGCTGGCGTACCTGAAGGTGGACCCCGCGCGCCGCTTCGTGCTCTGCCACTACCCTCTGGAGTCGTGGCGCCGCGAGTACCAGTACCACCTGCACGGCCACTCACACGGCACAGCCGGTGTGAAGCACAACCGCCTGGATGTGGGTGTGGATGCCTCGAAGGTCATGGCCCCCATGTCCATCGACGACGTGATGCAGCGCATGGTGGTGAACAACCTCCGGGCGCAGGAGATGAACAAGTGACCGACAAACCAAAAGTTAAGAAGCTGCCTCCGCAGCCCACGGTGCCCCGGCGCTACACGAAGTACCAGCCGAATCAGGAGCGTGTGTATTTCCGCAATGACGGCAACAAACACATCAAATCGAAGGGAACCCTGTGCTGAACGTCCTTGTGCCAATGCGCCTCGTTCCGGTAGCCTGGACATCCGGGCGCATTGTGCGGTGGCTCGACAGCCATCGGGTCGAAGTTGCCATGCCGTACAAGCACCGATATCTGTACCAAGTGTTCAATAAAGAGGAGATCATCTTCATTTCTTAATCTATACTCTGTTTTCGATCTAACCCCGTTCTTCTTAGAAGTGGATACCATGAATCTTCGCCTGTTCGCCATCCGTGACCTGACCACCGGTCGAGTCATCCCCAACCTGTTCTTTTCTTCCAAGCCCGCTGCCAAGGCGAAGCGCGATGAGCTTGGAGTCACCACGCACTGTGTGACCTATGGACCTGACCATCGCAGCTACCGTGGCTAACGTCAGCACTCCCCACGAGGTCGAATCGACCGCCTGCTACACGATGCTGGGCATCACTTATGTCCCGCACTACCTGGTCAAGGGAATGTTCGTTGCCCCCGGCAACGTGATGTACCCCGAGTCCTATCTCACGATCTTCGGCGCAGAGCGCGTCAACCTGATGCTCTGGCCGCGCAAGTACCCGTAACCCTTCAACTCTTAGGTGGACAACATGAAGCCTTCTCTCCTCATCGAAGCCCTCGAATTCGTCGTGGGCATCCAGCAGCCGACCATGATCTGGGGTCCTCCCGGCGTCGGCAAATCCGACGTGGTGCGCGCAACCGTCGCGCTGCTCAACTCCAAGATCAAGGCCAAGAAGGATCACTTTCAGTTCGTGGACATCCGTCTGTCGAACTGCGATCCGACTGACCTCAAGGGCTTCCCCATGCCCGACGCCGCGACCAAGACCATGGCCTTCTTCCCCATGGCCAGCCTGCCCACCAAGGGCAACGGCATCCTGTTCCTGGACGAAATCAACGCCGCGCCTAACTCGGTCCAGGCCGGTGCCTACCAGCTCATCCTGGACCGCAAGATCGGCGACTATGAACTCCCTCCGGGATGGACTGTTCTGGCTGCTGGCAACCGCAGCACTGACCGCAGCGTTGTACACGCTATGCCTGCCGCCCTGTGCAACCGCTTCATCCACCTGGACTTCACGGTGGACCACGAAGACTGGAACAACTGGGCCATCAACCATGGCCTCAGCGAGACCACCCGTGGCTACATCCGCATGCAGCCGGGTGACCTCATTGTGGAAAAGATCGAAGCTGGCGCCCGCGCGTTCCATACGCCCCGTACCTGGGCTGTGGCTGATAAGGTGATCAACAGCAAGCTGCGCTCCGAGGTGATGCTGCCCATCCTCCAGGGCACCGTCGGCGAAGGCGTGGCGACCAAGTTGATCGGCTTCGCGCGCGACCGCAAGAACATGCCCGACCTGGACAAGATCGCCGACGATCCCGAAGGCATCATGGTGCCCGATTCCCCGTCCACACGCTACGCCGTGCTGGCCGGTCTGGAAGCGCGCACCACGCCCGAGACGTTCCCCGCCTTTCTGAAGTACGTGGGCCGCATGTCCAAGGACTTCGAGGTGGTGTACGTCACCCAGGCTGATCGCCGCGACGAGGCCATCAGCGAAACCAAAGCGTTTACGAGCTGGATTCGTGAGAACCGAAATCTCCTCGTGTGATGAGTGGGTCAAGCCTGAAGACCTTCAGGCTTGGCAGTCGCTGATCTACCGCAAGAGGTACAACGCTGGAAGCGAAAGCTACCGGCTGCACTATGGCGCCGCTGTGCGCCACGTGAACCCTTCGACGATCAGCGTCGCTCGCATGGAGTGGTCCGTGAACGCATTTGCATTGGCAAGAATCCGTGGACAAGTACCTACACCCAAATAACCTCCAGCCGTGGGAGGAAGAGATCGTGTCCGATCTCCTCGGACACCACGGCGCGGAGAGAGACCAGGCAGCGTCCTGGTATCGCTGGTTCTACGAGACCTGGCACAACGACCCACTGCATGCCCGCAAGCGGGTGGTGCAGCGGCTCGACGAGTTCAACGATGCATTTTCCAAAGCGAGGTTGCGCGGTGAGCACAACAAAGTACCTCCATCCGAGTGAGCTGACTGAGCAGCACTTGTTGGCACTCAACACGAAGTTCGAAATCCTGTATATGGGATCGAACCTCGGTAAGGGTGTTGAGAGAGTGCGCGACTGGTATTCGTATTGGTACAGGCACCAGATGGGCAACACATGGATGGAGCAGTGCGACGAAGCAATGATGTTGGCCCGACTGCGAGGTCAGCATGGCTGAGTTCTTGGAGCCGAACGAACTCGGTGTGAAGCACTGGGAAATCATCGCCAAGGCCAGGAACGTGAGCGTTGGAACTGCGTTGCAGCTCTACAACTTGAACCACAGGTACTTCATGAAGAAGGATGACCTGGCATCTCGCAAGGTGCTTGATCACCTCCACGAATTATTTGCAATCGAAAGACTGAGAGGGAAGCTATGAGTCTGCAAGACAAAGCGATGCTGGTCACGCTCTCCGTGAGCTGCTGGACAGCACGCAAACAAGACAAGAAGGTCTCGGCCGAGGTCGAGGCCCAACACAACGCCCGCGACGCGGGGCGTTACAACAAGCTGCTGATCGACAAGGTCCACCTGGACCCGCTCACCAGCTATGCAGGGCAGATTCGCACCTACCACTACAAGATGACCTTGCCGTGGATGGACAACGGCGCGCGCATGCTGCCCTCCAAACTCTTCGCTGAGTACAGCGCAGAGATGCGCAAGATGAAGCAGGAGTACGCCAGCATGGTCTCCAAGTTTGCGCAGCTCTATAGCTCGCGCCTGGTCCAGGAGGCCCGTCAGCGCCTGGGCACGATGTACGACCCCGACGACTATCCCGACCCCTCTGAACTGTACGGCAAGTTCGACGTGGAGATCGACATCATGCCCGTGCCTGACGGGGCCGATTTTCGAGTGGACGTATCTGATGTCGAGCGCGGGCGCATACGACAAGAAATTGCTGACCGAGTGGCTAAGCGGCAAGCCGCCGCCATCAAAGACGCTTGGGTACGAATTCGTGAAGCCGTGGGTCGCGTCTGCGCTCGACTCACTGCGAAGAAAGTAGTCGTGCATGACTCCCTCATCGACAACCTCGACGACCTCAGCCGACTTCTGCCGGGCCTCAATGTCAGTGACGACCCCACCATGCACACCGTGTGTGAGCGCATCATCTCCGGCCTCCTCGTGAACCCGCAGCTCCTGCGCAACTCTGCGACGGCGCGGGGCCGCGTGGTGGCCGAGGCTGAAGCGATCCTGGCGCTATGTCCGACCTGATTTGGAGCTTCTCTGCCGACGGCAAAGGCAAGTATCTCCAGTACCGAGGTACGCATTGTGGTCAGTACGTGGAGGCGTTAAACCGTAACGGGTATGACGCAGTTCGCACAATCCGTGGCACAACGCACACCGCGTACGACCAGACCGCATTCTTCCTCACTGCGCAGGAAGCTGAAGACTGGGTGGTTGAACCCATCGCACTGAGGAGGCTCCGTGGAACTTAAAGAACGCTTCGAAGCGCTGAGCAAGACCGAGCAGCAGGCGATCCTCGACAAGCACCGGCCTGTTGAAATGGAAGACCACTGGTGGGACAACGTCTACGAGCAGTTCCAATACGACCTGATCGAAGCTGGCTACGGCGTCAACGTGAACCATGGTCGCCCGTCGATATTCTTCAGCGGCTTTTGCAGCCAAGGAGATGGTGCCTGCTTCGAAGGGTACGTGGCCGACTTCACCAGGGCGGCGAAAGACTTCCCGGTGCTGCTCAAGGCTGCGTACACCGACCGGTCCCTGCGCTGGTATTCACGCGGCAACTACTGCCACGCGGAGACGCTGGAGTTCAGCGAATACTTCGATGTGCGCAACGAGTTCGACCGCAGAGACGAACCACTGCGCTGGCACGCCCGCGAGTCCGAGATACGTGATGCCGAGAACGAATGGGTGAAGTTCGTCGAAGCCACAGAGAAGAAGGTCAAGGACCTGTGCTGCGACCTGTACACCAAGCTGGAGGAGGAGAACGACCACCTCACCAGCGACGAGACCGTTCTCGAAAACTTGATAGCCAACGATTTACTTGAGGGAGAACTGAATGAACAAGAAAGCGCATGACCAACTGATCGCAGCTCGCATCGGCCTGCTGCTGGATCACTACTTCTTTGGCCGCTTGGCCATGCACCTGAAGCTGGTCGAGAAGACGGACATCCCCACCTTGGCTGTGGACGGCAAGCACATCTTCTACAACCCGGACTTCGTACTCCAGAAGCTCACGCCCGCGCTTACGCAGTCGGCATTCATCCACGAGATCATGCACTGCGTCTCCGAGCACTTCATCCGTCGTGGTGGCCGTGACCCTGCTACCTGGAACGCGGCTGGCGACTACATGATCAACCCTGTGATCAGGGAAGCTGGCTTCAAGCTGGGCGAAGGCTGGCTCTTCGAAGATCGCTTCGTGGGCATGTCCACCGAGCACATCTACGACATCCTGATGCAAGAGCAGCAGCGGAACAAGAAGCAGCCCCCGCCCTCCTTCGACGAAGTGCTCGACGGCGCGCACTCTGCCGGTGAAGCTGCCGAGATCGACCTGGAATGGAAGATCAACGTGCAGCAGGCCGTGGCCGGTGCCAAGGCTCTGGGCAAGATGCCCGCAGGCATGAAACGCTTCATGGAAGAGATCGAAGAGCCGCAAGTGCCCTGGCAACAGGTGCTCCAGCGCTTCATCACCGAGATCAGCCGCAACGACTACTCCTGGTCACGCCTGAACAAGAAGTACGTGCCCTACGGCTACTGCCTGCCCTCGCTGCACAGTGAGAGCATGGGCATCCTGGCCACCGGCATCGACGAATCTGGTTCTGTGGACGGCCCGACCCTGGCTGCGTTCGGCGGCGAGGTGCTGGCCGCTTACGAGGCGACCCACCCCGAGAAGCTGATCAACATCTACTGCCACTCGCACATCTCCAAGGTGGACGAGTACGAGCAGGGTGGCGAGCCGCCCACGTTCAAGTCCATTGAGACCGGTGGCACCGACTTCCGCCCGCCCTTCCGCTGGCTGGAGAAGCGTGACATCAAGCCCGCCGCGTTCATCTATCTGACCGACGGCTACGGCACGTTCCCAGAGGAGCAGCCCGACTATCCGGTGCTGTGGTGCATGACGACTGACGTGGTGCCGCCTTGGGGCGAACACGTGCGGATAAAGGTGTAAATCATGGGCTACCGCAGCGATGTACAGATGACCATTCAAGGCCCAGAGGAGGAACTCCTCACGACCTGGGCTGCGTTCCGACTGAAGAACCCGTGGGTCGCCCCCGACTCTTCCGACAAGGACCCGTGCGTAGAGCACATGTCCATCACCAAGAACGAGACTGGCAATGTTCTCACGCTCTGCTTTGTGGCCTCGCACTGGAAGTGGTACGACGGTTACCCTGATGTGGACCGGATCATGCAACTCTGGAAGCACTTTGCTGGCAACGAGACCGCCTCCACTTCGTCAGGCATCTTCATTCGCATCGGCGAAGAAAACACTGACATCGAAGAGAAAACTTTCGGTGACAGTCCGTGGGAACTCGCCTCCCTAGTCCAGTCCATCAGCTCGGATTATTCCGTCGATCTTGAGAATGATATAAGATCGAAGCTCTAAATTAGATCGAAAGAAGATATGAGCGTTACCTCATGGAGCCATTCGAAGGACACCGACTTCGCAAAGTGCAAACACATGTTCTGGTTGAAGCATGACCAGAAAATCCCCGAACCCGAACGCGTCCTCAAGCCCGGTCAGACCGAGTTTGCGAATGATCGCGGCACGCGGATTCACGACAACTGCGAGGGCTATGTCCGTGGCGACCACGACGCGCTCTGTCCCGAGGCCGATAAGTTCTTCGGCTTTCGCATCGACATGCTGCGCCACTTCTACTCCTTGGGCATGGTGTCCCTGGAGGGTGAGTGGGGTATGGACAAGGACTGGGAGATCGCCGAGTGGAAGAAGGCGTGGCTGCGCCTCAAGCTCGACGTGATGGTCACCATCGACCCGACCCATGCCATCGTGATCGACTACAAGAGTGGTCGCAAGTACGGCAACGAGGTCAAGCACGCTGAGCAGTTGCAGCTCTATGCGCTGGTCGCATTCCTGCGCTACCCCAAGCTGGAAAAGATCACGGCTGAAGCCTGGTACATCGACCAGAACGAAGTCACCTCGGTGACCTTCACCCGCTCGCAGAGCCTGCGCTTCAAGCAGTCCTTCAACATGCGCGGCGTCGCCATCACCACGTGTGAGGTGTTCCCGCCCAACCCGAACCGCTGGAGCTGTCAATGGTGCAGTTACAAGAACACTGAACATTGCACAGTGGGCGTGTAATGCCGCGCCCGCAATCTGTGTTCGTCGGCGATGTGTTCGGCAGGCTCACTGTTAAAGCTGAGCTGCTGGATGGGTACGTGGCATGTCTCTGCGAGTGCGGAAACGTACATGTCTCTCTGAACAATCACCTGATTAGTGGGAAGACTAAGTCTTGTGGATGTTTGCACTCTGCTATGGCCTCACAGCGGGCGGCGGAAGTGAACAAGAGCCACGGCATGTCCTACACCCGCGTCTACAGGATATGGCGCGGGATGCTTCACCGCTGTTACAACCCGAAAAACATAGCCTACAAACACTACGGTGCCCGTGGCATCACGGTGTGTGGCGAGTGGATGAAGTTTGAGAAATTTCTGACAGATATGGGTGCCCCTGAACCACGTCTAACGCTTGAACGTGAAAACAACTCACTCGGGTATAGCAAAAGCAATTGCTACTGGGCCACTTACACAGAGCAAGCGAACAACAAGCGTACGAACGTCCTCATGACTTTCATGGGAAGGACACAGACCGCAATGCAGTGGGCTGAGGAACTTGGATTCACTCGCTACATCCTGTACGAGCGCAAAGCCGCAGGCTGGTCCGATGAACGTGCTCTCACAACCCCCGTTCGAAAGAAACGTAGATGAACGCATCTCAGCGGCGCTCTCAGGAGCGCTACCTGCTCAAGAAGTGGGACGAACGAATTCTCCAACATCAAGCAAAGGAACGACTCCGTGGCCGCATCTACCCCGACGCACTCAGCCTTGCGCGGCGCTTCGAAGCAGAACAAACTCTCCAAAGCCAGTCCCGTCGAAATCAAGCCCTTCGCGCATCAGATCAAGTCGCTCAAGCACAACGAGAAAACCGACATAGTCTTCGACTGCTCGGACCCTGGTACGGGGAAGACGTATGTACGGATCAAAGCCTTCGAGGCACGACTACGGGGCGCATCGTCATCGACGAGTGGCCGCAGCTCAAAGCGCGTCACAGCGACCGCCTCGACGCCTGGGCGATCTATGCTCGTGCTCGCGCCGAAATCTTTACTGCGTTCGGTCTGGATGAACGACATCAAGAAGTTCGCCCCAAGCCTCACGGTGGCAGTAAGCACAGCAGGCAAACACGAAGAGGTGTTCGCCCAGCAGGCTGATGTCTACGTCACCAACATCGACGCGGTGAAGTGGCTGGCCAAGCAGAAGCCCAAGTTCTTCGAACGCTTCAGTGAGCTGGTGGTCGACGAGAGCACGGCCTACAAACACCACTCATCGCAGCGCTCCAAGGCTGCGGCCAAGATTGCCAAGCACTTCAAGTACCGCTGCTGCATGACGGGCACGCCCACCAGCAACGGCATCACCGACGTGTGGCACCAGGTCTACATCCTGGACCAGGGCAAGCGCCTTGGCCCCTCGTTCTATGCGTTCCGCAACACGGTGTGCATACCGAAGCAAGTGGGCCAGAACGAGAAGGCCATCCAGTGGACCGACCGTGATGGCGCTGAAGAGGCTGTGTTCGGCCTGCTCAGCGACATCGTGATCCGCCACAACTTCGAGGACTGTGTGGACATCCCGCCCACGCACCAGTACCAGGTGCCCTTCGAGCTGAACCCGCGCCACCGCAAGGCGTACGACGAGATGCTGGAGACCTGCATGCTCACGATCTACGGCCCGCCCGAGGTGCGCGCCCTGGCCCGCTTGCGTGGCCAGAAGCTCGTGCCCAAGGCCAGCATCACTGCCCAGCATGCTGGCGTGCTCGCACAGAAGCTGCTCCAGGTTGCCTCCGGCGCGGTGTACGAGTCGGAGAACAAGTACCACGTGATCGACACGGATCGCTACGACATGATCCTGGACCTGATCGAAGCGCGCAAGCATAGCCTGTGCTTTTTCTACTGGAAGCACCAGCGCGATCTGCTGGTCTCCGAGGCCGAGCGCCGTGGCATCACGTTCGCTGTCATTGATGGCAGCGTGAAGGATGCTGAACGCGACGCCATCGTGAAGCGCTACCAGGCCGGTGCCTACTGCACGATCTTCGCTCACCCGAAGAGCGCAGCACATGGCCTCACGCTGACCAAGGGCACGGCCACCATCTGGCCTGGCCCGACCTACGACCTGGAGGTGTTCAAGCAAGGCTCCAAACGTCAGGCCCGCATGGGTCAGACCAAGAAGACCGAGAACATCATCGTCACGGCAAAGGACACGCGCGAAGAACTGGTGGCCGAGATTCTGGAAGGCAAGGACAAGCGCATGTCGAATTTGCTCGACCTCTTCTCTACTCTCTAAGAAAGATCGAATATGAAACTCGTTCTGATCCAAGGTGGATACATGGCGAACTACGACGGTCGCAAACAAGAGACCGTGGTCCAGGTTCACAACTGGGACTTCGACGTGAAGCCCTTCGTCGAAGAGTTCCGAGTGCTTGGCAAGCTGGCTCTGGGCGAACCCGAAACGGCGGCAGCATGACCGAGAACTTCAAGCTCAATAAAGACCAGACCGTGGCCGTGGCCCTGGACTACCCCTGGCTGAAGATCGGCCCCAACACACCGACCGGCGTGAAGCTCCAACTGCTGGGCATTGGCGGTGTCGCAGCCTACGGTACGTGGGACGGTAGGAACCGCTTCTGGACTCACTGGGCACCCTGTCCCTACATGCCCAAGGAGACCACGTAATGGGTTGGGGAGACATGCTGCGCAAGAAGGCCCAGGTGATCATCAACCGGCCTGAGATCACTCCGGGCCTGGTGGACTGGAACCGCCTGGTCACGGTGGACTTTGAAACGTATTGGGATAGCGACTACACGCTGTCCAAGCTGAGCACCAGCGAGTACGTGCGAGACAAGCGCTTCAAGGCGCAGATGGTGGGCATCAAGATCGGCAACAAGCCGACCAAGGTGTACACCGGGCGCCTGCGCATCATGGCCGCTCTCCAGAGCATCAACTGGTCCACCCACTCGCTGCTGTGCCACAACACAGCGTTCGACGGCTTCATCCTGAGCCACGTGTACAAGGTGATTCCGTTCCAGTATTACGACACGCTGAGCATGGCCCGTGGCCTGCACAGCAACGAGATCGGCGCCAGCCTGGACGAGGTGGCCCAGTATTACGGCAAGGGCAGCAAGATCGAAGGCGCGCTGGAGACCACCAAGGGTGTGCTCGAATGGCCCAAGTCGATCATCGACCCGCTGGCCAAGTATTGCGCCCAGGACGTGGACCTGACGCATGCCATCTTCAAGGAGATGCACGCCAAGTTCCCCGCCGACGAACTGGACCTGGTGGACATGACGATTCGCATGTTCTGCGACCCGGTCCTGAAGGTCGACATCCCGCGCGTCGAGAAGGAGTACGAACGCGAGCTGCTGGAGCGCAAGGCCAAGTTCTACGCGGTCATCGACCCCAAGCCGTTCTACGCCGACAAGACCGTGCTCAAGACCAAGGCCGAGCGTGCGCTGACCGGTGAAGAGCTGGACATGCTGATCATCAAGCGCATCCTGGGCGCGAACGAGAAGTTCGCTGACCTGTTGCGCACCGAGGGCATTGAGCCTCCAGTGAAGATCAGCCCCGCATGGATGAAGCGCAGCAAAGAGGAGCGCGAAGATGAAACAGACAAATGGTCCTACGCCTTTGCCAAGGACGACATCGCGTTCACCTCACTGCCTGACAACATTGACCTCTGGCGCGGTGCTCTTGACCCGAACAAGAAGAAAGACATCCCTCTCATCTCTGCGAAGCAGGATCGTATCCGCGCACTGGTGGAAGCTCGCCTGGCTGTTAAAAGCACGACGAACATCACGCGCGCAGAACGCTTCCTGAAGGCTGGTGCCAATGGCATGAGCCTGCCGGTGGGCTATGCCTACTACCGCGCCCACACGGGCCGGTGGGGCGGCAACAACAAGATGAACATGCAGAACCTCACCCGTGGTGGTGAGCTGCGCCTGTCCATCCTGGCCCCCAAGGGCTACCAGATGTGCGTGGTGGACTCCGGCCAGATTGAAGCCCGCGTCAATGGCTGGCTGTGGGGTCAGCACGATCTCATGGCAGCTTTTGCAGCCGCCGACGGGGGTGTGGGCACCGACGCCTACTGCCGCTTCGCTACGCTGATTTATGGCCGTCCGATCACCAAGGAGGACAAGACCGAACGCTTCGTTGGCAAGGTCTGCGTTCTGGGCCTGGGCTACCAGATGGGTGCTGCCAAGTTCCAGATGACGCTGGCCAAAGGCGCGCTCGGTGGCCCGCCGATCTTCTTCGAACTGGATCGCTGCACGGAGATCGTGAACACGTATCGCCGCGCGAACCACAAGATCAAGCAAGGCTGGGACATCTGCGCTCGCATCATTGAAGACATGGCTACTGGCCGGTCAGGTCGCCACGGTCCCATCGTCTGGGAGAAGGAGATCATCTGGCTCCCCAACGGGATGTCGCTCAAGTACCCCGAGCTGCGCAAGCAGGTAGGTGACAAGGGATGGGACGAGTGGACCTACAAGTCCGGCGACATGCGCAAGAAGATTTACGGTGGCCTGCTGTGCGAGAACCTGGTTCAAGCGCTGGCACGGATCATCGTGGGCAAGCAGATGCTCAACATCCGCAAGAAGCACCGCGTCGTGATGACCACGCACGATGAGGCTGTTGCGCTGCCCAAGACAGTTCAGGCCAAGTCATGCTTTGCGTTCATGACCAAAGAGATGAGCACACCGCTGGACTGGTGCCCCGACATCCCGCTGAACTGCGAGGGTGGTTGGGCACCGAACTACAGCAAGTAACGATTACGCCCGCGTGCGTCGGCTTAGCCCCGGCGCGGTTATCAACAGCGAGTGATACGTTAAAGGGAACGCTGCTTTATGCGAGCGCGGGCACCCACAAGGAGATGAAACTATGGCGATGTTTGCCATCAGCGGACACAACATACCTCAAGCGCATTCCTACGATGCCGCAGTGAAGGTCTGGGACGAGGCGTACCAGCACGGGCGCTTCGGCGCCTGGCGCGGCCTCGTGAATCCACGTGATACGTCCAAGCTCGTGATCAAGGAGGGCGATCGCATTCGGTTCCGATTCCACAACACCGATCTGGTGACCTGGTTCCCGGACAAGGTCCAAGTGGTCTGCTGGGACTCGGTCAGCTCGGTGATCTTCGCTGGATGCTTCACCCCCTGGGGGATCAGTGTATGCAACCGCGAAGGCAGCATGTACATCAACCAGGGCGACCGGTTCTTCCAATCGGGTAAGGACCCTGCCACGTTCAACCTGGTGGGCGGCAAGGCGGTCGTGGATGAGGCCACTGTCGCCACCCACCCCAAATACGTGCTCGACAAGAAACGCGCCGCTGCGATCAGGAAGGTCCTGGCCCCGGCGCGTGAGCACCGCGACGCACTGCTGCGCCTGCGTGGTGGCGAGCACCGTGCTGAGGCCCGTAGCGAAGGCCAGCTCTGTCGTGAGCTGGACATGATGCTCAAAGGGGTTCACACGCCTGAGCAGCATCGCAAGATTCTGCTCGACATGGCTGAGTTCTACGACGACGACATCGTGCTGCGAAACGCCTACCTGGTTGGCGGCGCGGTGAGCAAGGTCCAGGTCAACGACGAGGTTCGACCGAAGAATGTGTATGCCGGTCGTGCCGGTTTGCACTATCTCTGATCTAATCTCTATGTACGATCTGTCTTAGATTGTGTTACGATTCACTTATGGAGAAAAACATGGCAACTGCCACGAAAGCAAAGACCCCCGGTCGCGTCGCCTCTGTCGGCGCGGTCATCGACCAGCTCTGGGCCTGCCGCGAAGAGAAGCGCGGCCTGGAAGCGACTCTCAAGGAGGTCGAGGGTCGTATCAAAGAGATCGAAGAAGGTCTCATGGAACGCCTGGATGCAGAGGGCCTGGAAAAGGCCACCGGCACCAAGGCCACCGTCTCTATCACCTCCTCCACCGTTGCCGATGTCCAGGACTGGGACCTGTTCTTTCCGTACATCGCGAAGAACAAGTTCTGGCACTTGGTCCAGAAGCGCGCATCCGATCCTGGTGTCCGCGAATTGTGGGATCACGGGAAGAAAGTACCGGGCGTCGTGCCCTTCACCAAGAAGCGCATCAACCTGCGTTCCACCACCTAAAAGGAGCCACCCATGGCAACCGCAAAGAAAGCTGCACCCGCAGCACCCGCCGCAAAGTCGGCCAAGCCCGGTAACGTCGTCGCACTGAAAAAGTCCGGCGCCGTTGTCGATCTCCGTGCCCAGCTCGCTGCACAGGCCGCTGCCATGAACGAGCGCACTGCGCCCGCCACCGGCATCAGCATCCGCACCGCTGGCAAGAAGTTCGCCTTCCCTGACGGTCGTAAAGACGACGGCCCGGTGGAGATGGTCGTGATCGACTTCGTAGCTCGTAATGAGTTCTATGAGTCTGACTTCGACAAGGACAACATCGTGCCGCCCGCCTGCTTCGCCATCGGCACGGCGCCGTCCAAGCTGGTTGCCAGCGACAACAGCCCGCAGAAGCAGTGCGAAGACTGCGCCTCCTGCCCCATGAATGCCTTCGGCTCCAAGGGCAAGGGCAAGGCTTGCAGCAACACCCGCATGCTGGCTGTGGTCGAGCCTGGTTCGGATGCCGATGCACCGATCTACCTGCTGAAGGTCTCGCCCACCGGCCTGAAGTCCTTCGACGGTTTCGTGCAAAGCACCAGCCGCACGTTCCAACTGCCGCCCGTGGGTGTGGTCGTGACCGTGGCCTTCGACGACAACGAAGACTACCCCAAGCTGGTCTTCAGCGATGCCAAGCCCAACGAGGACTTGGAAGCGCACTTCGCCCGCCAGGAAGAAGCACGCACGCTGCTCAACGCAGAACCCGACGTTTCCGGCTACGAGGCTCCCAAGCCCAAGGCCGCGAAGGGTCGCCCGACACCGGCCCGCCGCTAAGGGGTCGTCATGGTCAGCAAGTACAAGATCGCCGAGGCGCTTCGTTCATATGGCGCGCTGGTGCGTGTCTTGGACGGGCTGACCGAGGAAGAAGTGCTGGCCTGTCTCCAACTGGAGGCAGGCTCACAAAGGAGAGAGTCCGTCCTTAACCGACTCATTGGTCGAGCCGTCCGGCTCAATGAAATCTCGTATGCACGCCAACTCAAGGAGAAGTTTCGTGATTGAAGTGTGGAAAGACATACCTGGGTTTGCTGGCTACCGAGTCAGCAACTTCGGGAACGTCTGCTCGCGCAAACAACTTCTGAAGCCAAGTCTGCGCCCTACCGGCCACTTGGTGGTCGGCTTGGACGGGCAGACCATCTACGTGCATCGCTTAGTGATGCTTGCGTTTGTTGGCCCTAGGCCAACGGGCGCAGTGATCTTGCATTTGAACCACACCCCGGCAGATAACTGTGAATCGAATCTCCGATACGGAACTGTCAGTGAGAACTTGAGGATGGACTTTGAGGTTGGGACCCGAAACCATAAAGGCGAACGTGCCCCAGCAGCAAAGCTCTCCGACAGTGATGTCTCTGAAATAAGAGCATCGAAGCTCTCGACGATTGACCTCGCCGAGATTTACCAAGTAGCTGAGAGATACATCCGGTAGCTCAAAGCAAACAAGTCCCGCAATCGCCAACTAGGAGAAACCAAAATGGCAAAGAAACCCACTCTCACCCCCGCTGAAATCAAAGCCACCAAGAAGGACCTCGTGTCTTTGCTGAAGGCCCAGAAGGAAGCTCTGAAGCCCCACACCGAAGCTGTGACCTCTGCCGCTAAGGCACTGGCCGCTGCCAAGAAGGAAGCCGACAAAGCTGTGGCTGTCGCTCAAAAGGCGCATGCACTGGCCCAGGCCAAAGCCGACAAGGCCGCTGCTGCTGCCGCCAAGGGCGCCGAGAAGATCAACGCCAAGCTGGCCGCACTGGAACCGACTGCCGCTGTCGCCTAAACGACTGGGGGGGGGGGCGGATAGTCCGAACGGACTATCCACCGTCTTGAATTAACACAAGTCAAGATAGTCGGATTTTTCCTGCGGTACTATTCGCGCCCCGATCTTAAATCTGTCATAGATCGAACAACAAACGGGAGTTGTGCATGAAGCACGTAATGGTTGACTTGGAGACGTTGGGCACCACCGCAGATGCGGTCATTCTGTCCATCGGCGCTGTGAAATTTGATCTGGTCACCGGAGAGATTGACAACGACGGTTTCTACCGTTCGGTGTCCGTTGAATCGAACCTGGACTGGAAGCGGCGCATCAGCGAGGACACCTTGATCTGGTGGTTCAACCAGGAAGCATCTGCCCAGCAGGTTTTCCGGGAAGCCAAGGAAACGCTGACCACTGCGCTCGGAGAGTTCAGCGACTGGATCGGTAACGACAAGTACGAGATGTGGTCCAACGGCGCGGATTTTGATCTGCCCATGCTGGCCCATGCGTACACGCAACAGCAGATTGAGATCCCGTGGAAGTTCTGGAACTCGCGCTGCTACCGCACCTACAAGAATTTGCCTGGAGCCAAGGACATCCGTGTCCCGCCTTTGGGAGTGAAGCACAACGCACTGTCTGATGCGTATCAGCAGGCGCAAACCGTGAGCGCGATCCACAAGGCTCTGTTCCTCAACAAGAAGGTGAAGACATGATCGAAAAAGACAAAATGTTCCCCGGCATGGACGCCGCCAAACAGGCTGGCCCTACCGAAGGCAAGACCCTCGGTGACGTGATCCGTGAAGCACTGGAGCGTGCGAACAAGGAGCGCAGCGGTACGGCTACGGTCGGCGGCACGAGCGAACCCGAGCAGTGCAACTGCATTGGTTGCCAGGAACGCCGTGCCAAGGCTGGCATCAACCAGGCCGCTGTGCCCATGCCCGATGATGCCGATCTGAAGATCGGCAGCACTGTGCTGAACGCCAAGGGCAACCACATCACCGCTCTCTTCGAAGAAGAAGGCGACACTGCCGTGATCAGCCTCAAGGGCCGTGGCGTGGACTTCGTGGCGACCACTTCCGGCGAGCAGGGCATCCGCTTCAACTCGCCCGAAGCGCTCCAGGAGTTCTTCGAGTTCGTCACGCACGTGGAGGTGATGTGAGCACCATCGACACCACCCTGGCCGAGCGCGGTGAGCGCTATGGCGCGTTCACCGGCCACGCGCACATCACGCAGGGCATCAAGGGCGTCATGCAGACCAGCCCCCAGTGGCCCAACCTGACCTTCGACCAGAAGGAAGCCCTGGAGATGGTGGCCCACAAGGTCGGTCGCATCCTCAACGGCGACCCGAACTACATCGACTCGTGGACCGACATCATTGGCTACACGCGCCTGGTCGAGGCCCGCCTGCTCGCCGCTGAAGAAGCTGCGAAGAAGGTCGTGCCTCTGAAGAAGCGTGCATGAGCGCCAAGCCGGAGACTACGTTCCTCGGCGGTGTTAACAAGCACCTGCCGGAGTCGGTCTACCACATGAAGAACCACAACCCCTATGTGGGTGGTGTGCCTGATGTGTGGTACTCCGGCTCCGGTGGGGACTTGTGGGTTGAGTACAAGTTCATCGTCATGCCTAAGCGCGGTGAGACAGTCATCAAGATTGACCTCAGTAAGCTACAGCAGACGTGGCTCAGTCAGCGACATGCTGAAGGGCGTAATGTGGCTGTAATCGTCGGGCACAAAGATGGCGGTGTGTGGATGCCAGGCATGGACTGGGGTCAGAAATACACCGCATTCGACTTCTTTCGGCTCAGTAAGAGTCGCAAGGACCTGGCGTCCATCATCGAAGGGTCTGTGCGATGAACTTCAACAACCTCTTTACCACAGCGCGTGTGCTCCGCGCTGTTTACCAAACCGTCTCGACCACCGTGCTGCTTTACTACATGGCCAAGCGCGCGAAGGAAGGGAAGAAGATCACCCGCCCCAGTCGAAGGTTCGATGGGTATAGAGACTGAGTGCGATACATTACGCAGTGTTCGATCTACTTCGTACAGTAGATTAAAATCAGCCGGCACTAGGAGAGAGTTATGAGACATTCTGAGAAGGGGCTGTACAACGCCCTGGAGAAAATTCTGCGAGACAAGGGCCAGCCCATGGATTGCAACCAGCTATTTGATATGCCAGAGGTCCGCGAATATGCGGCCACGGCAAATCGTGTCTCTGACTATCTCGGGGGATTGTGGCGCAAAGGTTTTGTGACACGACTCCCCACTGCTTCGACTGAAGGCGGGTCACGCGCTCGCTGGAGCTACCAGTGGAAAGAGACAACAAGCGGCGCCCCCGCAGTCGGGGTGGAGTATTCCCCCCGGCTGCTGGTGGACCGCCCCTCAGTCACCATCACAGAGGAAGGCTTGGCGATCCACATCTCCACTCCCCACCTCCAGATCACTATCCGACAAACAAAGCCATGACACAAAGCGCTTCGGCGCTGCCTCGTAATCTAATCTCTATGACCGATCTCACATCGACCGAAAAAGCAGAGGCCGCAGCGCAAGGCTGGGGCCTCTACCAGGTCTACGACCTCGACAAGAAAGTGTGGCGCATGAACGTGCTGCCCGTCGAGATCAAGGGTCATGTGTTGAACGCTCTGAGGAAGGTTGTGACGCAGGCCCAATTCAAAGACTCACTGAGCCTCAAGGCGCTTCGCGTCATGGGTGCTTACAACTCAGGTAAGAAAAAATGAGCAAGGCGCATTACACGCCGACGTATCAGTCTTGGCAGGCGATGAAGCAGCGATGCCTGAACCCGAAGCACGCGCACTACTCGAACTATGGTGGGCGCGGCATCACGATCTGTCCAGAGTGGATGGTGTACGCCAACTTCCTGGCAGACATGGGTGAAAGACCCGAGGGTCACTCGCTCGACCGTGAAAAATCTTCTGAGGGCTATTCGCCCGATAACTGCAAGTGGGCCACGCGCACAGAGCAGAACCGCAACAACTCCCAGAACCGAGTCGTTGAATATCTTGGGCAAAGACGCTGCCTGAGCGAGTGGTGCGAGCTGTTCGGTCTTCAATACGCGCGTACCTATGCTCGTTTGTTCATCATGAATTGGAAAGTAAAAGATGCCTTCTCCTACTGAATTTCGCCCCATGCTGGCCTCCCCGGCTGACATGGACAACATCCGCTTCCCCATGTTCGCCTCGGTGAAGCTCGACGGCATCCGTGCCGTGGTGCGCAACGGCCAGCTCCTGAGCCGGTCGCTCAAGCTGATCCCGAACACGGTGATCTATAACGCGTTGGCCAAGGCTTCGCTCGAAGGTCTGGATGGGGAGCTGATCGTCGGCCCGACCACCAGCCCTACCTGCTACCGCGACACGGTCTCCGGCGTCATGGCCGAGGCCAAGGTGCCGGACTGGAATTTCCACGTGTTCGACAAGGTCGAGACCGACCGCCCGTTCTGGAGCCGCTACGAGCGCATGCAGCGGGTCGTGGACGGCGCGGGCTACCGTGTGAAATCCCTGGAGCAAGTCTCCATCCCCGACATCGAAGCTCTGAATAAGTTCGAAGCTGCGGCGTTAGAGGCGGGCCATGAAGGCGTGATCCTGCGCCACCCTGATTCGCCCTACAAGTTCGGTCGCTCCACGGCCAAGGAGGGCTTCTTGCTGAAGGTGAAGCGCTTCGTGGACGGTGAGGCTGAGGTCATCGGTGTGCTCGAAGAGATGCACAACGGCAATGAGGCCCAGACCAACGAGCTGGGCCGCACCAAGCGCAGCAGCCATCAAGAGAACAAGACCGGCAAAGGCCGCATGGGCGCGCTGCTGGTGCGTGACCTGGTCACCAAGGTGGAGTTCCAGATTGGCACCGGCTTCGACGATGCCGACAAGGCCTGGTGGTGGGGGCGAGGTATCGCTACCAATGGCACCGTCATCAAGTACAAGTCCTTCCCCATCGGTGTGAAGGACAAGCCCCGTCACCCGGTGTTTCTGGGGACGCGTGACCCGCGCGATATGTCGTGACCACACAGGAGTCCTACGGCAAGGTCATGGTGATTTACACGGGCCAGAACGGCGCCCCGAATATCACCAAGACCTTTACCGACGAACATGAACTGCGGGGAAACCTCATCTTTCTCATGCAGTCACACGAGGTGCTTTCCCTGCTCCACGCTCGCATGACCCAGATGAGTGTGGCTGAGGTTGGTCAGCTTGAAGAAGCAGTGCAGCGCGAATGGGATCGCCGCGCGCGTGAGCGCATCAAGGCAGCAGCATCGTGAAAGACCTTCATCGACGCGCGCTGTCTGCCATCAAAGATTTAGGCGAAGACGTGCGTGTCGAGGTCATTCGCCAAAGAAAACACACAGTGCTGGCGCTCAGTCGGCCTGGTGTTGCCATTCGGCATCTCACGATGTCGAGTTCACCGAAGAACGAGGACCACACAATTTTGCGTGTGGTCCGTGACGCCCGCAAGGCACTTAACCTGGAGAAACCATGAGACTGTACAAAATCAAAGCGTCCGGCAACGGCGAAGTCCTGATCAAAACGAAGTGGGTCGGCAGCGCCGCTGAAGGCGTGGCCACGCGTAAGGAGCTGTATGCCGAAGGCTTCGCCCGCAAGGAGGTCGTCGAGACCCAAGTGGACGTACCCACCGACAAGGCCGGTCTGCTGGAGTGGCTGAACAACGGGGGTGCAGCATGATGCGCCAGCACCTGTCCGACATGTTCCGCTTGCAGGACCGCCTCAACAAGGTGGTGAACCCTGACTGGCTGACCGCCGATTACCCGTGGTATCGCGCGATCTACATGGAAGCGGCTGAGCTGCTGGAAGGCTACGGCTGGAAGTGGTGGAAGGCCAGTCCCGAGGCCGACATTCCTCAGCTCCAACTGGAGCTGGTGGACATCTGGCACTTCGCCCTGAGCCACATCCTGTCGATCCACCAAGGCGACTACGAAGCCGCTGCGCTGGAAGTCGCTGACTACTTCAGCAAGCTGGCCGCTGACCCCAACGTCTTCGGCGAGATCAACACGGTGCCCACACCGGTGCTGATCGACCTCCTGGTTGCCGCCGCTGCGAACCAGCGCCAGCTCAACGGTCCCGCCTTCAACATGCTGATGAACCGCTTTGGCCTGACCTGGGACACGCTCTACACCACCTACGTGGCCAAGAACGTGCTCAACCTGTTCCGCCAAGCCAACGGTTACAAGGAAGGCACCTACCGCAAGGTGTGGGCCGGTGAGGAGGACAACGTCGTGCTGGAGCGCCTGATGGCAACGCATGCCGACTACACGCCGGACCAGCTCCTGGGCCTGCTGGCGGTCGAGTACGCACGCACTGAACCGGTGGACGAAGCAGCGTGACCTCCACGTCCATCGCAGCAGCGCTGTCGGTGGACACCTCGGCCTTGGAAGAGCTGGTCTATCAGGCCATTCTCGACACCAAGGACCGGGGTGCCATCGCTGATGAGCTGCGCCGCGCGTACCCCACGCTCGCCTACTCATCTATCACGGCTCGGTTCTTCAACCTGGAGAAGCAGGGTCGCATCTACCGCCCAGGCATCACACGCCGGGGCGACAGCGGTCGTGCTCAACAGGTGATGTGGGCCGACAAGTACACGCAACGCGTGAGTGACCGGCTTCGTAGGAGGCTCGGTCTGTAAGGAGATTCCCATGTCGCTCTACCAGCAGTATCCCGGAGGCCCCTGGTGGGTCAGCATCACGCGTGATGGGGACCGCGTGCGTAGGCCGACTGGGACCTTCGACAAGACCGAAGCCCGTCGCAAGGAAGACGAGATCAAGGCCGAGTTATGGAAGACGACCCCGAAGCTCAAAGGCAAAACCTGGAGCCTGGCCGTGGAAAAGTGGAAGGCCAAAGAACAGCGCAGCGACAGCGAGTTATCGAGTCTCGACAAGTTTGGGCGCGGCTTTTCGGATCGGCTGCTGACCTCGGTGACGAGGGAGGACATCCACGCTGCCCTGAGCTTCTGCAAGACGGCGGGCACCTACACACGCTACCGGACCATGATCCAAGCGATCTTGAACGTAGCCAAGGACGAGGGCTGGCTGAGGGAAATCCCGAAGCTGGCGACTCGCTCCGACAAGAAAACAAAATCTCGTGAGTGGATTACTCACGAGCAATGGGACAAGCTCTATGTTGAACTCCCGGTCCACTTACGTGGTCCAGCAAAATTTGCTGTCTCCACAGGACTTCGTCAATCTAATGTCCTCGGACTTCGGTGGGACAGCGTCGATCTTGCGCGAAAACTCGCCACCGTTGACGCTCAGGACACCAAGGCAGGCAAGGCTCTTGCTGTCCCGCTCAATGATGACGCGGTTGAAGTGCTCACGCTGCTGCGAGTCCGTGGCAAAGGCTCAGAGTGGGTCTTTACGTTCCGAGGCAAGCCGTTCAAGGAAATCAAGACCGCCTTCATGGCCGCTTGCATTCGGGCCGGTGTCGGTAGAGCTACCAAGACCGGTTATGTGGGGTTCACTTGGCACGGTCTCCGACACACCTGGGCCACGTGGCACATCCAGAATGGCACCCCTCTGGACGTACTTATGCGCCTGGGCGGCTGGAGTGATATGCGGATGGTCCTTCATTACGCACAGCACACGCCTGGCTATCTTGCTGGCTTCGCAAACAACGTGAGGAAGAAATGAAACGTCCGAAAGACCATATCGAAAATATCGCTGTCACTGCTGGCTTCATGGCCGCGTCTCTTCCCCACGGAGGAGAGATGGATGTCCTGCTGGAACTGTGGAACAAAGGCTGCTTTGAATTGTTCAAGGAGCTGACCGACTACGCCCCGCTGGCTGAAGGGATTCGGCTGGGGTACATCGCCGACGGCGCTGACTCGCCTGGCATGTTCGACTACGAAGTGTCTGAAGAGTTCGGGCAGTGGTTTGCTGACTTCGTCATGACCTCGCCCACCTACGACGCACCCACGCGTGCCGAGGGTGAGGGAAAGCTGCGCGAGATGATCCAGGAATTTTTCTACCCTCCGGTCAAGGCGGGTCGCTGAGATCGAAAAAGGTTATGACCGAGTGTTATGACCGAGAGGCCCAAAAATGCTTTCGTTCGATTGAAAACAGCCCTCTCTAAGTTCGATCTCCAAAAAGGAAAATGGCCTGCCCTCCAGAGGAGAACAGGCCACAAAACCTGGTAGGCGCAATTGGACTCGAACCAACGACCCCCACCATGTCAAGGTGGTGCTGCATCAGGCCCCGCTGCGTGCCGCAGCGGCTTCGCGAGAGTTATGACCGAGGATTATGACTTAGATTTCAGTCTGGTAAATTTGAGGTCCAAAAATCAAGGAGTAGCTATGGCTGGAGCATTAGGGTGGATTGTGTTGTTAGTCTGCGTCTGGTTGGCTGGTCAAGCCTACAGCGCACTGAGGGCCAACAAGTCGGAGGGCGCTCGTCGCATCAAGGTGGTCCTGGCATGGTCGGGAGCCACCGTTGTTGCATGGGTGCTCTTCATGATCGGCGGGCCTGGTCTCGTCGCCATTGCCCTCGTGGTGATAGCCACCGTGTGGTGGGTCGCCAAGGGGTTCAAGAAATAGCCTATGCACAGCAACTTCCTACTAGGCAGACTCGTCGTTACTGAGACCGTTCAGATGCGTCTCAAGCGAACTCCCTTTGACCTGATTGCGCGACACGCGGTCAATGAATACGGGAGCATCACTCCGGCAGAGCGCCGGAGCAACAACATGTCGATGAAGTGCATCGGCCAGATACTCTCGCGGTACATGGTCGATCCCACGGACCCTAAGAAAGGCCACATCCTGGTCGTCACTGACGAGGACTGGCAGACCACCACCGTGAAACTAGAAGGAGTTGATGAATGAGCTTGTTTTTCTTAATTGCACGTGCTATCCGTGCTGCCTACAAAGCGCTGCGTGCGCTGGTGGGCATCATGATCGTTACCCACGGCGCTGTGAAGTGGGTGGGTAACAAGCGGGCTGAGACCCGCTAATCCTTAACGCCTGCGGCGGCGCGGCAGGTGTAATAAATCCCTGCTACCTCGGCCAGCTTCTTGGTCACGGCACCCATGGAATCATTTTGCAGGGGTGTTAGCTCCGGGCAGCTTGCCTTCACCATGGAGCTTGGCTCCGCTGGTGAGGGCTTGATTGGCCAGGAGCAGCCCGTCAGGAGACAGGCGGCAATCAGTGTAGACAGTGTTGGTTTCAATTACCTTCTCCAGTTTGCCTTGAATGGTCGTGTACTTGGGGGCCAGGCTCGCGATGGTCGCGGCGGCAGCATTGGCGGCTGCGTCCACCGCTTCGGCCACCAGCTCACGCTTGTCGATCTCGGTAGCCATCTGGTGCTCCATGCCCAGCTTGAAGCTGCCAGCGCACAAGCCTGCGGTCACGACGACCACGCCGAGCATCAGATAGGGGTTAGGGAAGATCATGTCGTGGTCCTCGAATCAAAGTAGAACTTGATGGCAGCAGCTTGCAGCGCCATGTAGGGGGCGGTGACGGCCGCGATGATCGCGGCAATCTCCAACCCAGGCTTGTCTGCATGTGCAGCAGCAAAGGTCATGGCCCAAGAGGTGAGCACCTTGGTGCCGTACAAGATCACCACGCTCACGGCGTGCTTGTCGATGTCACGCTGGTCTATCCAGTCCCACGCGCGTGTGAGCCAGCTCATGCGAGTGCTACCTTTGCGCTAGCCCACAGGGCCTTGCGCTCATCGTAGCCATTGAGGCCACCATTGATGATGCGGGTGATTTTTTCGAAGTCACCCTTATCGGCCAGTTCGTTCAGCCCATGGGACTGCCAGAACCACATGGCACTGCGCACTGCGTACTCAGGCTCGGCCAACAGGTCAGGCTCACCCACGAAGTCGGTAGCCAAGGCCATGGACGCTGCCTTGTAGTTGCTGCGCCCTGTTACTTGGATCAGCCCACGGCCACGGTAACGGAACCCGTCACCGGGCTGGGTGTTGCCCAAGTCGATGCGGCCCTCGTAACGCGACTGCGTTGCGGTAGGCCCCCACAATTCTTTGAGCCAGAGGAATCCCTTTGTCTCATGCCCCACCTGGGCCAGGAACGCCGCCACACGTGCGCGGTTGGTAAGGCCGAAGTCCGGTGCTGCCCCTTCGATGATGGGGAGGAACTTGGCGGCAGCAGGCAGCTTC